CGGGCCTGCAAGGCTCATATACCCACCTGTACTTGTGTATACCAAAGTATTATCAATGGCAGGGACGCGGTTCTCATCGTTAGGATCTAGATGGTTTATCATCCAAATAGAAACCTCTCGGTTGGGTCTATCACCTTAAGGGCACCCGGCATCTTGACACTTCTATCAAGTTCTCCGAGCTAATCAGATATAATCTTCTGAATTCTCTTCCACTCTGTAACCCGTCTAGGAATCGGATTTGAGACTTGACGTCTCTTAGCCTTTAACTGTCCAGGTAGCAGAGCAAAGAGCTCTTCCAATTCATCTAACTGCTTATAGATCGACAACAGTCCTTGCCAATCCATCACCTTAAGATGGGCTAGTTCAACTAGCGCTAACTGTATGTCCGCGATTTTATTTCGCATCGGATCTAATATCACTGCTCGAACCTCTTTTCTCCACCACACAATTGCCTCATCGTATCCAAACTTTCCTTCTCCAACAGGCTCATAAGCCTTTAGGGCTTTCTTTGCCCGTTGAATGAGAAAATTAAGTTCATAACGAGACAAGCGCGACTTCAAACTTTGGCTCCAAGCAGCAAAATCAGTTTCCTTAAGTGAACGTATCAAACCCTTTCGAGTTTGACACATCCAAGTAGGGAAATCCGACACGCCATAGAAACCACCTGGTACAGAGAGCATCAACCATAAGGCTCGGGCTCTCGACGACATCTTGCTCAGAAGTTTACCTTCTAAACCAGACGCCGCTTTGAATCCTAACCCAACAAAGATCCCTACAGAATACAGAGAGACGTTAATACCTCTCGCAGCTAAAGTAGCTACAATTTCTGGTACGGAACTCAACGCGAGCCAACCGGGCGCTAATCCTGATAAAGGCAAAGGCGTAATGTCTTCACCCTTCCAGAAGAAGCGTTTGGCAAACTCAAATGTTAAGTCCCGACCGATTATAGACTTGCTACGATTGATACCAACACCAATCTGCTCCATAAAGACCTGATATTCTCGGGCAACTTTATGATGACCAATCACAATGTCGTCACCGAGTATGGCATACAAGTCAAACCAGCCTGTCACGCCAGCTCGGCGCGCACAGAACTGGATAATACAATGATGAGTAATAGCTAACATCGCCCAAGAAGAATAAGCACCCATAGGTTGACCTACGGCGTATTTGACAATTTGCATTCCTTTCTCTTTACCGGAACCATAGGTAGCGTTCCGTAAAGTAGGAGGTAACACAAACCATCTAGACGTCATAAACCAACACCACAAGCGCCCCAACTTGAGTGATGTCAACGCACTCAGGAGATACTCCTGTAGCGATACAGGCAGTCTATCTGTCGCCGCCGATAAGTCAAACGACCACACTTTAGACAATTTACGCTCTCGCATAGTCCTTACTAATAAATTAGCAGGTGCTATTTGATCGTATAAACCATCTTGTGGGATCCTCTTCAAGACCGACTTAAACAGATACAGGTGGAGCGGACGCAACACCCACTGCGTGAAGCTATCAACCATCGCGAACACTCGCACTTTACCAGGTTCCGACTTTGTCGCTAACCGGCCAAGTACAGGTCCCGATCCGGGACTCTTAATACTTTCGGCATTCTTATCTCGATACACCTTATCTTTTACCGTCCAAGGTTGACCGGCAGGACCCTGGATATCTCCAAGGCCCTCAGATGTACTGAGGTTATATACCAAAGTACTATGATCTCCGCGGACTAGGTAATCAGAACCCATCAATTGACAGATTTCAATTACCTTACGCCAGGTCTGCGTTTGAACTCGCCAAATGGCGAGATCAACAAAGAAACGGGAACTGTTAAAACAGTTATCCGGATCACCCGCAGTCCAGGCCCAGGCTGTATTTGGGCCCGATTTCAATAACGGAACCATCACAGCCTTCAATGACGGAAAGAAAGTACTCCCTTTCGGGGTCTTTCCTTCTGCCAAAGAAGGAACGTTGAAATAGATACCAATCTCTGTTCGGAAAGCCCAGCAAAAGGCTTCCCAATCTTTGACTAGTCCACTTCGTAACTCCACTCCAGGAGTAATAATTGTTGAGACCGAGGTTTTACCTTCAAACGGTAGAACTCTATACAAAGTAAAGAGCCCTAACCATAATCTGATAGCACCCCGATCCCCACTTTTAATTCGTTTACGGTGATGAGCCGGAATCGATCTCGGGATTCCTGATCGAGTACGAGATACCGCCGGTCCAATGGTTTGAGTTGCTGACATAGGATCTTGAGCAAGATATTTCTCTAAGAGAAGTTTCTCGCTTTTCAATCGCATGGCAGCTCCTTTATAACCTTGGTGCCGGATTATCACAAATACCGTACGCACAAAAACAAACGTGGCTTTAACCCAACCAAGAGAACGAGAACCGGCGAGCAGTGGAGCGACTATTACTAGTCGTCCCACCAATCGCTTAGCGCTTTTTACAGCACTAGACCAGATGGAATGAGCCTCTAATTTGTTAAATTTTTGGTTCATTTCTTATTTATTAATAAAATTCTTTAATAGATAAGACCTTATCTCATGTAGAGACTTGGCCACCACTTCGGTTTCCACAAAACCTTTTAGGTAATGTGGTCCGCAGGTCGCTTTGGAAGCAGTGTTCTCACACTCGAGGTTGTCTTAGACAACAAACGAATCGCATGGTCCCCTCGATCAAGGATTATTAATCCACAGATTGCTCTGCTTTTCAATTCCTTTTGACCGATTTCTATATAGACTCAGTCTATTAAGTTCTATTTAGTCACCCAAATTACTATTTTCAGGTGAAACCAATGTGGTATCGAAGCTTCTAAGATGCCTCATTTGATTTCCGCACATACCTAAAAAGGTACATGTGTTACCGGTTCAACTTGAACAAGCAAGGTAAGAGGTCCTTGTTATCCTCCATTTTGGAGAATTCCTCTTACATCACTCTGGCGGTGGAATCAACCATTTGCTTAGAGCTAACTAGGGCTCATATACTCACTTCATTACAAAATAAGTAATACGAACCAAAGCTAGGAAACTAGTCTTTGCTTCATGATGGCTTTCGC